GTTCTGGAGGGTCGATAGGCGTAGGGCGGCGGACTCATACTCGGGGACCGAGTACATTTCCAGCTTCATCGGGCGCCCCGCTTCGGCGTCCCGCATCTTGTCGAAGTGGAGGGTGATCTCGGGGAGTTCGGCGTCTCGGGTCACGAGGATCGAACTGTTGACGGTGGATTGGTAGACGGATGAGCCTCGTGGCCCGTTTGCTACCGACTTGCCGGTGTGGTGGACGGCGAGGACGGTGGCGGGTGCGTCGTTAGCGAGGACGGTGAGCGCCGTCGTGATCTCGGACATTTCTTGCGCCGAGTTCTCATCGATGCCGCCCGAGAACATATTCAGGGTGTCCACCACGATGAACGTGAACCCCTTCTCTCGGACGTAGCGGGTCAGTCCGTCTAGCGTGGCCTGATCTCGGAGCGAGTGCCCGTAGGCGTCGCTGAACGTGATGTTTTGGTGCGGGTTCAGGTTCGGGTGCTCATGTAGCCACGCTGCGATGCGTTTCTTGTAGCCCCGGATGCCTTCCCCGACGAGATAAAGGACGTTCTGCCGCTTCGACTGCTGGCCGTACCAGTCGGCCCCGGACGCCAGCGTCAGGGTCAGGTCGATGCACACGAACGTCTTGCCGATGCCGGTCGGTCCGTAGATGGACGAGAACACACCTTCAGGGATCGCATCCTTCACCGCCCACTCAAGGTCGGGCAGTCGGGAAATGGCATCTAGGTCAAGTGCGATCGCTTCCCATCCCGTCTTTGATTCTTCGGCGTCGTTGTCTGCGACTGCCTGTTGTTGTTCTCGTACCCATTCTGCCAGTTCGACGGATTGGGCGGCGCGTTCTTGTTCGGTGAGGTGGGTGCGGTATCCGCCGTAGCGGGCTTCTGCGGCTCTGTCTGCGGCTGCGAGGTCTCCGTCGTGGTGGAGGTGGGCGTAGACGTGGAGGGCGTCGTACGGCGTCTCCTCGCTGAATATGGGGTCGCTGGAGGTGTGGCAGTAGAACACGCCGGTGGCGACGGCTCCGACGGTGCCGCTTGTGCCTTCGGTTTTGCCGGGGCGAATAACGTGGATTACCCCGTCTCGGTTGGTGTGGCTGATCGTCCATCCGAGTTGTTCTAGGTAGGCGGCGGTGTCGGCGTTCGTGGCGTGCCCGTTAAAGCGGTCCCATGCTGCGGGTGATTGTTGGAGTTCTTCTCGGGGTGTTGAGGGTGCGGCTTTTGTGTGGGGACGTAGGAAGTTGAGGACGGTGGCGGGTGCGAGCGGGATGGAGTCCAGCGTCGGGATCGTTCCGGCGTATCCGGGGGTTGGTGGGGCTACGACGAACCCGCCGTCGCCTCGCACGTCGATCCCTTTGGGGAATGAGTTGGCGTTGGTGAACGCTTCATCGACCCGCATGTAGATGTGGCGCCCGCCCCGAGGCGTTGTTACTTGCGGGTAGTTTGTGAAGTCAACGTCCCCGAGTTCGGGACGAACCTCTTGCCACGCCTCGTAGTCGTCAATGTCGATGACGACGAGTCCTTTGCCGGTGGCGATCCCGACGTTGCCGTTGGTCTCTACCTTCCCTGCTTTTGTTTGCCAGTCGCTGATCGCCGGTTCCTTCGTTCCCGGCTTCAGAGGAAACAGACGGTCCTTCACTCGGCGTCCTCCTCATCTGCGAGGCTGCACCCGTAGGCGCACGCTGCGTACCCGGCGAGGTCGATCCAGTGGTCGCTAAGGGTCGGGCTGGTGTACGCCCTAGCCACCTTCACCATCACCATCATCATCGCCACGTCAAGCCGGTCGAATTCGCACCCCGGCTTGTAGGCGTTCCAGAGTCGCGCAATGTCAGCGAAGTTGTCCTCTGGGTCCCCGTAATCGTTGTTGCGGTCCTTTGTTACGGCGTCAAGTGCCGCCGTCAGCACTGTCTCACGGTTGTTTCGTGAAGTCATGATCCCTCCTTTAGAGATGGAAAGGCCCCCGCCGCTCGTGGGTAGCGACGGGGGCCTTCGTGGTGTCCCCTACCTGCCTATGCGATTGGAGGCGCGGTGGGGACGGCGGTCGGGGCTGCCTGCGGCGCAGGTGTCGTTGCCTGCGGTGCTGCGGGCGCTGCCCCGACGGTCATTTCGTAGAGCTTCGCTCGGGTGGGCGAGACTCCGGTGTGGACGATGCGGACGGTGCCGCCGATGACGAGCGAGTCCTTGTTCTGCAACGCAAGGTTGTAGAGCATGGCGTTTTCGCACGACACCCGCTGTTCGGCACCGTTGGCTTCTCGGATGGTGATGACCGGAACGTCCTTGTCACCGTCGAAGTTTTTCCCGACGGCGAGGTCAACGATCTGGCCTTCGATGGAGTCGCCAGCGACGGTGAACTTCTTGTAGTTCCCGCCGCCCATTGGCTGAAGGTCGTCAAAGATGGACATTGCTTCTCTTTCTCTTTCTCTTGCTGGGGTTCAGGCGCAGGAAGGTCCTGGCTGATGATCCGCATTTGCGGAGTTCTTAAGCTCCCGCACGTCTGTGAGGGCTGCGTTGTACCCGTCTAGGTAACCGGCGTCGTAGGACGAGTCGTCGGCAAGGATCGCATCCACCTGCTTGTCGTGCTCCTCGTGGGAGATGACGTAGGGCGAGTCGATCACAACGGAGATGATCTCTTCAATCGTGTCGTCATCGGGCACTTCCATGTTCAAGGTCTGAAGCTGGCGTTTCGCCTGCACCGAGATGAAGTCAACGATCATGGGTTGCCCACCTTACTGGTGACGTATGTCATTGCAATAGCTCCTTTGGTAGTTCCAGTTTCGGCAAGGGGTTGTGGGGCATCGTCGGCTGCCCAAGTAGCTGTAGCCCGACTTCTCGTAGCCAGAGTGCGTCGGCTTCGTCGTCGGTGGCGTCGTGGTCAAGCCCGAGGTGTTGTATCGCTGCGGCTTTCATGGCGTCTTTCTTGGCTGCGCCGCTGCCGGTAGCGAACTTCTTTAGGGCGGTGGGTGCGACTTCGATCCAGGGGGTTTTCATGTCGTCCAGGGTGTCTCGGATGAGGTGTCCGAGATAACCCAAGTCCTCACGACCTTGCCGTGATCCGTAGCTGAAACCTTCCACGACGATGAGATCGCACGACCAGAGGCGGCTGTAGATTTCGGCGGTGATGACTTTGGCTCGGTAGCGCTTCCATTGCTGCGGGTCGAACCGTGCGGGTTTGGTCGGGAACCGGATGGAGTGGGTAATTCCGTCTGGCCTTGCGATGCCGGTGCCGGTGAACGACGGGTCGATTCCGCCGACACTATTTACCTTTTGCCGCATCTTGCTCCGCCCTCATTTTGAGGATTTGCTCTCGGGTCCAGCAGTCCTCATCTTGCTTAATTGCGTACTGTTTGCTGGACCATTCGACCGGTCGCCCTCGCTTCTTGTCACTCATTTGGCCTCATTTCATCGGGCACCTTGAACCCTTTTAGCTTGCCCATCAGCCAGTCGGTGACGCTCTTGCGGTTCTTCCCGTCGATCTCTGCGATGAGGTGAGCGTGAAGGTGAGCGTTGATCCTGGCTTTGATTTCGGCCACCGTACCTGAGAGGTCCGTGTCGTCAAGGTAACCCGGGGGGATCAGCAGGTCTTCCTCAACGACACGGACCACCTTCCGCCTGGGGGGTGCGGAGGTTTCAGGTTCTCCTTCAGGCTGAGGGGGGTCGCCTGCTGGGGAGATTTCTTTAGCGCCGGGGAACGCAATCGTGATGCACTCAACGATGTCGTCGGCTTCTGACATTGCGATCCAGTCGGCTAGCTGCCGGTAGAACAGCAGTTCGCCGGTGGTGAGCGACGGGAAGTTCCAAGTGTGTGCGACGCCTGCGGCGGCTGCGAACCCTTCGATCAGCTTGCGCTGCTCAAAGGGCATCTCTTTGATGCGCTGCTCTAGGCGACGCACGTCGGCTTTGGGAGCTTGGGGTTCCCGTTCGACAAGCCACTTGTTCGCCCGTTCCATACGCTGCCAGTCGCCGCCGTGGTCGGGGTGTAGTGACCCGCCGACGTAGACGCTGAAGGCGTTAAGGAACTCGGGTGTGTGTTCGTGCGCCTTGAGCCGTTCCCTGACCGGGCTGCTGTTGTAGACGTATCCCCCGCCGTTCATCAGCTTGTCCAGACCGGTTCGTCAACGTACTTGCGGGCCTTCTCTTTGCCGCTGCCTGCGGCTGCGATGGCCTTGACCCATTCCAGAACGTCCCTGCCGGTTTCGACGGGGAACATGCGTGCCCAGTCGGGGGTGACCATGAGCACGAGGGTGCCGATTTCGTTGGGGTCTCCGAGTGTGTCGGAGAGGGGGACGAGGTGTTGCCGTTCGGTGGCGTTCAGCAGGTAGTTGCGGGCGCCTCGGGTCTGCACCCTCGGCGGGAAGGTGGCGCACCATTCGGCCCACCGGTACGCCGCTAACTGCGGGGCTACAGCGTCCCCGTAGGGCTTCTGGTCGAACCCTCGTGCGGTGACCGACGAGTTCTTCGTCTTCGTGTCGCACAACCAGATGCGTTCGCTGGCGAGGGGGCCTGCCCGGAACTTGAGCGCCATGTCGAACCGTCCGCCGACCTTGGCGTAGTCGTTGAACACGGCTTGTTCAATGGCGACCGGCTCCGGCTTGTTTTCCACAAACCATGTGGAAATCTCGTTGATGTACGGACCGAGTTGTTCGTCCTCGGCGGCGGTCAGGGTCGGGCGGTTCTCCCCAACCAACCAATGTTCGATGACTTCGTGGAGCTTGGTGCCCCGGTCGGTAGCCCGGAGCGGACCTTTCTCGGCGGACGCCTCAAACCGTGCGTTCTTGACTCGCTGGAACGCCGCGTCTGGGTCGGTGGTCGCCATGTGAGCGAGGCTCCCCATGTTTTCGATGACCCATTTGGCGGTCGCTTCGACCGTCCAGTTCTCTAGGACCGGGTTGGCGAGCACTTTGGAGGCGACAGTAGACGCCGACACGAACACTTCGTCGTTTGGCGCCTTCCTGCCGTTCCATTCGCTTGCTCCGATTGGCTGCTTCATGATGGCTTCCTTCCGAGTAGGAATCTGATAAGGGAGGCTTGCAGTTGGAGGCGACGTGTCTTGCGGTTCGGCTTGAACCAGTCGCTTGGCGGGAAGTGAACGTCACTCTTCTTCATCGGGTGCGCCTTCGCTGAGGAACTGGGTCACGTCGGCCTGCGAATACAACTTCATGTTGTCTCGGGCGAACACGGGCGCAGGGGCTTTGCCTGCCGCTACCCATCGTCCCCATGTTGCTTGGTGGACGCCTGCTTGTTCTGCGGCGGTGGTGCCGCTGATGAGTTCCATCTTCTCCTCCATCTCTCTGCATGGCACCTTGCCATGCGGTTTACGCGGGTGTCAAGGACCGAGGCGATTTGACCTCGGCATGGCGGTATGCTATCGTGGAGGAAACCTCACAACACAAGGAGAGAACCAAAGATGGATACCAGCCAGCCAATGTGCCCAGTAGACGACAGCCCGCTGACCCGTCGTGATGACGGTTGGGGCGATCCGAGAGACTACTGGTGCGACGTGCACTATCACACGGTCAGCTTTGCAGCGGCCCACGATCTGCACCCCAGCATCATGGACGTTGAGGAGGCAGGTTGATGCCCGAGTTCCGAAACAAGACATACGAGACCGTCTACACCGAGCTAGACGAAGTGCTCGGCAAATCTGCCAGCGTCCACACCCTGTCGATCAGGCTTGCGCTCCCCGAACGCACCATCCGGTCGGCGCTGTCACACCTCTACAAGCGGGGCCTCGCAGACAAGCTCACCGCTAACGTCTGGACCACCGACGTAGACGGCGAACTCCACCCCCACAAATGCCGCTGCGTTGAATGCGACCCCGACTGGCACCGAGACTTGGCGAGGTTCTGATGCTGCGACCAGAGAACCTTCGACGCACCACCGACTCCGCCGAGAAGCGAGCGTGGGCAACCAACCCCCCGCTCGCCAAACTCATGGACGAATACATCACCTACCGGAGTGCGATGGGCGACTACAACGACCGAACCGCCATCACCGCTCGACGGCGGCTGATGAAGTTCGCCGCCCACACCGACAAACCCCTTGCCGACATAACCGAAAAGGATGTAAGGGACTGGCTCACGTCGATGGACGTGCGCCCCTCCACCCTCGCCGCCTGCTACTCGGCGCTCAACACCTTCATGCAATGGTCGTGCGACGACGGCGTGATCGACCGCAACCCCTGCGTCAAAATCAAACGCCCCAAAGTCGTCGTCGGTGAGAACCGATCACTCACCGCCAGCGAGGTAGAAGCTGTCCGCCACGAGGCGCAACGGATGAGCGGAGTCAGAGGCCAACTGCTGTTCTCGCTGCTGCACGGCGAGGCGTTGCGAGTCGCTGAAGTCGCCGCCATCCAAGTGGAAGACATTGACTTCGACAACAACTCGCTGTACGTCCGAGGCAAGGGCTACCAAGGGAAGCGTTCACGGCGCGTCCCGATGTCGCCCAACACCGCCAAGTTCGCCCGCCGCTACATGCGGCTCCGTAAGCACGGCGAACGGGGTCCCCTGCTTCGCAAGCAGAGCAGCGACGAGCCGTTGAACGTGTCCCGCATCGGAGAGATCGTGACCTCGTGGATGCAGCGGGCCGGTGTCAAGCAAGGCGCCTTTGACGGCGTGTCTGCTCACGCCCTGCGCCACACGGCAGCGGAGGAGATTGCCGCATCGACCGACAACGTGCGTATCGTTCAGGCGATGCTCGGTCACAAGAACCTCGCCACCACCCAAACCTACCTGCGACGAGACGTTGACGGTTTGGACGACGTACAGGCGGCGCGCTTCTCGTGAAACGACTAGCTCCCCTGCTTCTTTTGGCGTTGTCGTGCGCCCCCGACGACCCGCTCTACGATACTCTGTCGCCAGAGGGCGTGAAGGATGGCTTCGCTGCTGAGGCTACTGCATCAGCGGGACACGCTGGTTCGATCCCCGCCACGTCCACCACGACCACAACAACGACCACCACGACGACCACGACGACGACTGCGCCACCGCTCGCCGTCTTTAGAGACACGGTTGAACGCTGGCGTCCGATGGTCGCTGATGCGATTGCGTTGAACGGCGGCGATGACGACGACGTGCATCGTTTCCTGCGGATCATGCAATGCGAGTCCGGTGGCGATCCCGATGCGAAGAACCCGAACTCTTCAGCGTCAGGGCTGATGCAGCACTTGACCCGCTTCTGGGATGACCGGTCTACCCGTGCCGGTTACCCTGGTGCGGACGTGTTCGACCCTGAAGCGAACATCTACACCTCGGCGTGGCTTGCCCTGACAGCAGCAGAGGGCGGATGGCAGCATTGGGTGTGCCGCTAGTACCCTCGCCGCCAAAGGTACTTAGCGAGGGCGATTAGCCGTGCCGGGTCATCTTTGGCTTGCCCGAGGGCGAGGTTGCAGGGGCTACAAACCAGCCCACGGATTTTGCCCGACGTGTGACAATGATCGACAACAAGCCGTTCAGCTTCGTCCTTGCAGACAAGGCACCGCCCCTGCTGGGCATCGCATAGCTCCTCGTACTGGGCGAGGGAGATGCCATACCGCATCTTCAGGTTGTGGTCCCTCATGTATTCCCGCTGGCAGTCGTCGCATCGGTTATGGACGCGCCTGCCGAACGTGGGAGAAAGGGTGTAAGCAGAGGGTCGTCTGCGACGCTTGCAAGCGGCGCAGAGCTTCTGCATTGGTCAGGCCAGCGAGACCAGAATCCCGCAGAGCGTCAGGAGGATCGTGGCGAGAAGCCCGATCTGCCATCGCAGATGCGTACTCATCTGCTCTAGCGCTCGCTCTACGGTACGGTCGATCCGCTCAACGTCGTCGTAAAGACCTTGTAGCTCGGTCTCCACAACAGCGATCCGTTCGTCTAGCCCGTCCATGCCATCGTCTACTTCTTCTTCGCTTCTTTGCGAATCTTGTTGAGTAGAGCCTGCATGTGAGGCGACTCGTACACGCCGGTCATTCGGCCCTTAGCGATTACTTCTCGCCAGTGATTAGGCGAGTCGATGACGGCGGTGCCTTCGCCGGGGATACCGACTCGGTATTCGTCGTTGCTGCTGTCGTAAGTCAGGAACATGCCGGAGCTTTCTGGTAGGGGGCCGTCGATCCAGCCCGAACTTGTAAGAGCCTGAAGGTGCCACCATTCGCTGCTGACCGTCTGCTTCAGGCCCCACTTGGCGAGGTACGGCTTGACTGCCTTGTCAGCTTGGGCGCGACTCACGCCTAGAGGACGTTTCAGGTCAACAGCGTGCCCGTAGCCGTCTGCCTGCTCCATGTGCCACGACCCTCGGGGCTTCCACGCATACGGGAAACTCTTGCCGGTACGCAGAACACGGTCGGGGTTCGCTGCCAGGTTGCCACGACCAGCCTTGTACCGGTCGTACAGCGCCTTCTGCTTGGAGTAGAGACGCACGGCAGGGTACGTCCCGTATCGTCTCAGGGCAGGCTCCGAAAGCAAACCTCTGATACGGAACTCCAGAATGGGGTGAACCCCACGAAGGTTGGCGTCCAAAGACATCAGTCGTTCAGGTCAGCCTCGGTGCCACGCTCGGTGTTGACCATCGACGGGTTTGCGCCGCCGATCGGCCCCTTGATGGCGGCGTAAGACTTCACAATCGACAGAAGACCGGCGACCAGAGATGCCTTAACAGCGTCACCGATTGCCACGTCAAGCATCCCTGCCCCATCGGTACCGACAAGGGCAAGGAACGTCTGGCAGACAGCCGCAATAGCGCGCTCGGCTGAATCCTTAAAGTTAGCGGTGGAAAACATGGTCCTTATTCTACGTCGTGTTTCTCAGTCAAGTCCACGATGACGCCCACCGTGTGCATAAATAATGCCGCTGCACTTATCCAAATGCCCTGGCGGAGCGTGCCGCCAGACATGGTGATGAGGACTAGGCCGGTTCCGCCGATAGTCCACGACAGCCCTGCGATTTCCCGCAGCAATCGACGGATCATTTTCTGCTCTTTCTATTCGGTCCACCTTGTGACGGGGGAGCGCCACCTGCGCTCCCGGGGGTTGGTGCCGACGGACCCGGACGGGCAGCGAGCGGCACAGGCATAGCTGTCGTGACGACAGCGGTTACAGCAATAACAGTTCGACGCTGCGAGACAGTCACGTTTGACCCGGATGGGACATACGTCTCGGTTGCGCCAGCAAAAATGTCTACTTCAGCCTCAAACGCTTCTTTGATTTCGTCGTCGGCGTCTTGGATCGCTTTTGCGACCTGCCCGATCTGGTCGTCTGACAACTCTTCGTAGTCGATGTCCTCAATGATTTCTGGCGTGATTTCGTCAGGCGGCGGCAGGAGAGTCGTCGTCGTTGTTGGGGGGATCGTTGTCGTGGGGGGCAGCGAGGTTGTCGTGGTAGGCGGCAACGTGGTCGTCGTAGGCGGCAGGGTCGTTGTCGTACTCGTAGTAGTAGACGTTGACGTTGAGGTCGTCGTCGGCGGAACCGTCGTCGTCGGCGGTAACGACGTAGTGGTCGTGGTAGGCGGCAGCGTCGTAGTCGGGGGCGCGGTCGTTGTTGTCGTTGTCGTCGTGGGCGGCAACGTCATGGTCGTTGTAGTTGGCGGGACCGTCGTAGTCGTCGTGGTCGTCGTTGAAGTGGTAGATGGCGGAGGCTCCGTAGTTGTGGTCACCGGGACCGTCGTCGTGGTCGTTACCGGGACCGTAGTCGTCGTCGTCGTCGTTGTTGAGGTAGTAGTCGTAGTCGTCGTTGTAGTCGTCGTCGTAGTAGACGATGTGGTTGTAGAAGTGGTCGTTGTCGTCGGAGCAGGGGCGTATCCGTCGTCGGACCATGAGACGGTGCCTGACCCTTCGGGGACGGCAAGTCCCGCCTGCTCTTGGTATGTGCGGAATCGAAGGACATAATCTCCCGGTTGCAGGACCATATGGATTTTTGATCCATAGCAGTTGTCCTGATCGTTATGGTTGCCGTCGTCGTCGTCAGCGATGACTGCGCCGGTGCTATCAAAGAGGCGCAGCCACGGATCAACGGTCGTGGCATGATCTAATGGGCACGCCACGTTGCTATCGAACGTGACGTGAAGAAGCATCTCCTCCTCCAAAGTGAAGGAGTGATCGTAGTAGGTCTGGTCGCTGTCTAGCGAAACTGACGACAGGGCAACAGCGTGGGGGGCAAACCAAGCCAGCACGAAAACGCTCGCCAGAAGTACCTTGGCGAACTTGCGTAGCTTGGCCCCCCAGCCCCGCATTTGGCCTTTCTAAGAACCTTCGACGGCTTCCAGGCGAGCAGTCAGTTCCTGCACAGCTTTCACAAGCACCGGCACCATCTCGGAATAGTTCAGGCCCTCGTGCTCGCCGTCGTGCCACATGCCCGAATCTTCGGGGTCAATACCGGCAGCCTTAAGCGAACGGTGAACGTCTTGGGCGCTAAGGAACTGGCGGCAAGCAGCGTCGTCCTCATCCTTCCAACGACCCTGGAACGGCTTCAGATCGTTCACGAAGTCAAGGCCGAGAGCGTCGCCCTTGCGTTCCTTGAGCGTCATGTCCGAGGTCTGAATGGTGCCGTTGACGGCGTAAACGGCGGTCCAGCGCAAACCGCTCTCGCCAAGCTGGATAGCGTTGTCGCTTGATGGCCTGAAACGGGTGGTGGTCCAAGTGGTGACGGAAGTGGAGTTGCAGGTTGCTGCAAACGTGCCGCCGCCCGTGCTGAAGAAGCCCGTGTCAAGGTCTTCGATCATGAAGCTGGGGTCGGCTGCGGTGCCGCCCGTAGCCCTGAAGTCGGCTGCAACAACCGAGTTGGTGACAGTCAGCGACCCAAGCGTGCCGACCGACGTGATGTTCGTCTGAGCAGCAGTCGTCAACGTGCCTGCAAGGTTCGTAGCCGACAGGGTGCCGGTGCTGGCGTTGTAGGTCAACGCCGACGCATCAGTCTCAAGCCCCTCATTACCGGTAGCCGCACCTGCAAGCACCGGGAAACAAGTCGTGTCCGTCCCGGCGTCCGTCAACGTCGCAGTCGTAGCGACAGCAGCCGTACCCGACGTGTCCTGATTGCCCTCCGTGTTCACACCCGGAAGGTTGATGTTGGTCGTACCGTCAAACGAGACGCCGCCAATTGTGCGCGCCGTCTCAAGAGCGGTCGCAGTCGTAGCGTTACCGGTCGTGTCCTGATTGCCCGTAGCGTTCACACCCGGCAGGGTGATGTTTGCCGTGCCGTCAAACGACACGCCGCCGATCAGACGTGCAGTCGCCAACGCAGTCGCAGTCGCAGCGTTACCAGTCGTGTCGTTCGACAACGTGCCGGTAATCGTTGCGTCGGTGTGATTGTGCGAATCGTCCGCAATCGTCGTCGTGATCGTGGCGTTCGCCGTGCCGTCAAACGAACCGGACGTGCCCGAAACGTCGCCGCTCAGAACAATCGTGCGACCCGTTTCCAACGCAGTCGCAGTCGCCACGTTCCCCGACGGGGTGACATACGCCGACCCGTGCGGAGTGCCGGTCGTCTGGTTGGCGTGCGTGTTCGCCTCCTGCAACGTCAACGCAGGAACAACATGCTGAACCGTCGCACCGTTGTCGTGCGACGCTGCGGACGTGCCGTCAGCGCCACGAGTCGCAACAGTAAACGTGTTGCTAGACCGCGCCGAACACTCAATCGTTTCCTCAGCGGCAGCACCCAAGTCAATGACAATGTAAAAGTTGCCGTTGGTGCCGTCCGGGTAGGACGAACCGTCCGCCACGGTAATGCTGGTGGCACCCGACGTGATGGCACCGTTCAGAGTGGTGGACGGAACGCCGCCGTCAATGTCAATCGCAGCCATCAGTAGGCCCCTTCAATAATCTTGAACCGTACCGTCACGGTTCCTTGTGCTTGACCAAAGTCGTCTTGCAGGTCAGACGGCGACTCAGCCGTCCAAATCAAATCCTCAATGATCCCGACGTGAGACCGAGACCCTTCTTGGAACGTCGTCAACGTGCGCTGCCGCCACAAAGAATCCAACGCATCTCGCTCTTCGACAATATCAACCCGCTCAGGCTCACGATAGGGCACGTCTATGACAGACCGCAGCAGAATCGGAATCACAACGATCTGCGAACCCTGCGACCTCGGGTAAGCCTGAAGCGTCCACGACAACAGCTTCGGACCCTTCGTGTTGTCCGTGCCGGACCGGGCGAGCTTGACACGAACCTCATGCCGGGTGCCGGTCGTTTCGTTCGCAGAGAACGACGTGTCGTTTGCCGACGTAGCCGCACCCAACGAATCGAACGCCCCCTCGTTGGCGGCAAGCATCACCGTGATGGTGCCGCCGTCAGCAAAGTCACCGTTCAGCTTGAAATTGACCGCCGTCTTGCGTTCCGCCAGCCCGTAGTTGATAAGACCCGAATCCAGCGAACCTTCTGCCACAAGGTCGGTGTCTTGGGCGTAGAAACCATCGCCCGAAACGGTAAACACACGCTTGTCGTCAAACGTCGCCACCGAATCAACATTGGCCTGCGAGGTCGCCATCAGGTCGGATGCGTATGCGGGGACGAGAGCGTTGCGGTCCGACAGGTTCGCCAAGTCCATACGTCCAAGCCCTGACGACGTAGAGTCGTAGGCTTCCCAAGTGAACCAGACGTACTGTCCCTGACCCTCAAACGCCCGCACCGTCGAACCGGTCTCCACCAAGGCGCCTAGCGTCAAGTTGCCGTTCGTGTCCTGCACCGCCAGTCGGAAACCCTTGTTGGACCCGATCAGCAGGAACCCGAGGTAGCCATACACGCCCGACACGATCTCACCGTCAGGCAACCGGCCAGCGACACTCGGTGCAGTCAGCGCCGTACCGTCCGCCTGAAGCGTCATCCGGAAGATTTCGCTCTTGTCGCCCGAGTAACCGGCAGCGTAAATGTGGTTCGTGCCCTCAGCAAACCCGACCCACGTCCAACTCGTGTCCTCATGCGAATACAACGCAGACGGTTTGGCGTGCGAACCTGAGAACAGATTTGTGTGGTCAATCTCGTACAGGTCAACGCCGTGACTTGCCATCACCCGGTTCTTGACATACGCAACGTCGGTAATGTCGCCGGTGATCCACGACGCCGCCGACGTACTACCCGTGTCCGTCAGGTAGATGCCGCTCGCCCCCTGAGCGATCATGACGTGATAGCCAGTCGAAGCCAGAGCCGTAATGTCTGCTGCTGCCGTGCCCGTCACCGCCGTGTACGACGGAGACGCAGCATACGGATCGGTCGTAAACCGTGCCGTCTGCCCGTCAGCCACATACAGCCGACCGCCTGCAGCCAACACCTTTAGATTCGTGTTAGACGACGACAAGCTCTCTGCCGTGTCTGGCAGCAGCGACAACCTGCCCCGAGTCCAAACGTCAACACCCTTAGACGAACGGAACCGTGCGCTGTCAGACGAGGGCCGGTCGTAATCCGTCTGGCCCGCACCAATAAACCACTCTTCAACGGACCGTCGCCACAAACCCTCAGGGTTGATTGACTGTGCGCCTACCGTGTCGCCCGTGTCTGACTGCTGACGCAGCAGCGGCACCGTCCGGAACTGGTAGCCCTCACGCTGCTCCCAGTCAATGAAGTAGCCACGACCGCCAATAGCGATGTCGAAACGTCCCGGTACGTCAGCGCTCAAACCACCGGCAGTACCGGTGAACATCACCGACGGGAGCGTAAGCGGAAGAGTCGGCATTAGATGGCGTACTCCCGCACACGGAAGCTGCCGTGCTTATCGTTCAACCGGCGACGCTCCGCACGGACACGATCCCGATACAGAGTCCGCAGGTTGGAATCAGCCTGCGAGAACGTGCCAGGAGGAGTCTCAGAACCACGACGAGGACGAGCAGCGTCCACCTCGTTCAACGTGATTTCCTTACCAGCAGTCAGATGCAAAGCAGCCGCAATGCACAGCAGATCGGCAGCGTCTGATTCAAGTCCCGTAACCGTCTCAAACACGTCATCCAAACTTGACAAGCCTGCACTCAACTCGTGCTTGTACGTCGCCCGGATCGTGCAACCGTTCGGGATGCCACGATCAACCGCAATCGCAGTACCCGAAGCGAAATCGTCGGTGTTCGTGTTGCGGATCAGACGCACGTTCGGCAGGCGAGACCATTGCTTGCGGGCATCAGTTGTGGACTCCCACAACACGTCAACAAGACCCAGCACGTTCGTAGACGAAGCAAGGTCGTAGCCGTTGACCGTTGAGTTGTACGTCACCTCAACAGTCGAAACAGCAAACAGCCCCTCGCTCGCCAGCATCGACACGGCGCTGTTCAACGCACGAAGAATCTGCGAATCCGAATAACGAGGGTTGACCAGCACCACCGCCTTGTCACCGGCAGCAGCAGCAGTCGTGCCGTACTCGCCACGGTCAACGTCAGCAGTCAAAGCTGCACCGTCAACCGACCAGACATGCATGTCCTCAAGGCCAATCGAAATGCGCGAACCCGTAGACAAAGCGTTCAACGGACGACTAAACGTCAACGTCTCAGCGCTGTCGCTGATCGCCCCGTTTAGCTTGTTGCGAACCTCAGGTTGACCCGTCCGCAGATAGTCGTTGCGGGTCTGGTTAATAAGAGCAGAAACCGTTGTCATTTCAGCGTCGCCTCAAGTTTTGCTGCACCAGTTACCGTCTCGGGCTGCACGCCATCCTTACGGAGTCGCCGGTAAGCGTTATTGTCTGCGTCCATCACTTTGTCGGCAGCGTTAATCGCCCAAGTGCCCGCCGACTCAATCCCCACCGAACGAGACTTCTGAGCGAAGCACCCCCTGAACTTTCCAGGCATATGCCGGTCATCATCAGGCCAATACGTTCCGCAAGTATCAGTCTTGCAGCCGTCGCATTTGACGAAAGTTTCGGGAGTATCCATGCGCTCTTTCACCTGTCGCTAAAGGTTCCCCACCTGGGGATGCCTGTATTCTAAACGCCAATAAAGCGTTGGTCCAGAATCAACCAATCAACACGAACTCGCCACCAATACCGGCAGCTTCAATAGCGTCCTTGTCGTTCGCCGTCACCGTATTGACACGACCACCCTGGAACACCTGATCTGCCGTCACAATGTCATCAACAGTCGGGATCACATAAGCCGTGTAAACGCCGTCCTTCTTGATGACCGTCAACTCGGTGCCAGAACCCGGATGGACAGCAACATGCAACTGGCCCCACTTCTTCGACGTGCGGTTCGGTTTACTCGTCGGACCGGCAGGGTTGAAATACTGGAAGTACGTCTCGGTGATTACAGCGTCAGCGCCCGGAATCGAAGTCGTAGGCGACACGCTCACCGTCACGTTCGCATCCCCCGAAGCCGTAGCCCCCAACGACGCCGACCCTGCAATCGCAGCAGGAGCAGTATCGCCATTAACCACGACAGTCGGCGTCGGGATCGTGGCTGCGCCGCTGATAGCCGACGGGAACGCCTCGCCGTCAACGATGACCGTCGGCAGCGGGATCGTAGCCGTACCGTCAACAGCAGCAGGCGCAGCAACAGCCGTGCCCGAAGCAGACGCATCAACAGCGCCCGAACCGGCAACAGCCGCAGGCGCAACCGTCGCCGTTCCGCTGCCGGTAGCCGCAACAGCAGCCGACCCGACAACAGCAGCGGGAGCAACATTGGCTGTGCCGCTTGCAGTCGCATCAACCGCAGCCGAACCCGCAATAGCAGCAGGCGCAACCGTGCTGCTGATCGAAACCGTCGCCCCGAGCGTCGCAGACCCGGTAACTGCGGCAGGGGCGACGGTGACGTTGACGCCGCCGTCGTACCTGAGGAGGTCTTGACGGTAAGTATTTGTTGACCGGTATGCGGTCATGGGGCTATGCCGCCTCTAGCGCAGCAACCCGAGCCGACAACTGCTGCACAGCCTTCACCAACGGAGCAATCAACTCTTCGTAACGAATACCCTGACGATCAGGAATATCCTCGAAAGTGCCGTCTTCCATCTTGACGGACTCGGCTGGCGAGTTGATCCACACCGCACGGTCAGAAGCCTGGTCGCCCAGCGTCGAAGCAACTTCTTGTGCGATGAAGCCCATGTGTTCACGGGTGCCGGTGTAGCCGCCACGGTCGTTCCACACAAACGAAACGGGTCGCAGGTCGTTGATGAAATCTAGGCCGAGGTCAAGGTCAGTGATGCTTGTCTTGTCTCGCTGGTCGGATGTTTGGATGGTGCCGTTTGTGGCAAACACATCGTCCCAGCGAAGGGTTGCGGTGCCGCAGTCGTAAGTGTTATCGGCATACGGGCGCAAACCTGTGCTGTCTACACGCAGTCGGTAAGTGCCCTGAGCGGACACATAAAAAACTTGTGACGACTGAATCCGAAGATCGTCCGAGCTACCCATAAAAATCTGACCGATCAACGTGTCGGCCTGATCTTTGAACTGGATGTTGCCTGCGATGTTGGTAGTGCTGTTGCTGTCACGCAGAACCAGCAACGGCGATGCATCCTCAAACAAAACGTCGCCCACTACATGAAGCTGCTTCTCGGGAACGGTCGTACCGATCCCGACACGCTGATCCGCACCATCAAGATGGATCAGATCAGAACCGCCAGCCCCAAGACGAAGATCATTGCCAGAACCTTTAACAAACACCTGATTAGCGTCTGTGCTGTCGCTGTCTTGCAAATTAATTAAGACGGTAGCGTCCGTGGACTCAAACAACGCCACAGCGTTGACGGTGCCTCCGTTAACGTGCAGCGCTTTGCTAGGCGACGTAGTGCCGACACCGACCCGATCATTCGTTGCATCCACATGCAACGTGCTTGTATCAACCGTCAACCCAGCAAGCGACGGAGCAGTCGACCAACCAGACGTACCTGAACCCGTTCCAGCCAACACCGAATCAGCAACAGCAGTCGAAGACCCAGTACCAACCTTCGTTTCCAACGCAATAATCGCTTCGGAATGATTCGTATGGACAACATCATGCTCGAACCCAGCATCGTCCATCTCCGTCGTAGACAACGGCGACGGCTGCTCCGTGCCGGTATCCAACGATCCTGGGTAGTTCGTAGCCATCAGTCTTCCTCAGCAGCCTCCTGCGGCTGCGACAACTTCGCAATCT